ATAATCTTGCCGTCAACAGTCATTCTCTTAAGAATTTTGGCTTTCATCTTATGCAGTGGTATCAATCCACATATAAGACCAAGTTAATTCTCCATCATTTATAGACCCGCCTGTTGGGTTGTATAGATAAACTGTTACTGTGTCGGCTGCAGTTACTCTTGCACCTACAAATAACAAGTCATCATTCAAAGTTGCTGGCGGATTCATAATGATAATGTCGGTTGTAGCCGCACCAGTTAAGGTGAAAGTTACAGTTCCTCGAGATACGGTGCTAATAGAACCTGGGTCTAACGCTACGGTTCCAAACTCCATACCATAAACAGTGTCATTGCTTCCAACTTGCAAAGCGCCTACGGCAACTTCACCTCGTGAAATTCGATTTACTTGTGGCATTTATTTTTCCTTTTCTAATAAAAGAGGGAGAGCCATTACAGACCCTCCCTCTTTGTTGAACTTAATTAAGCAACGATTGATGACCAGAAGTAACCGAGGTCTGAACCGATTACCTTGTTGTCAAACGCCATTTCAGCCTCAACACGCTCAGCCTTTAGTGATTCCATACGGAATGAACTTACGCCAATTGTGGAGCCAATACCACCTGATACACCTGTCCATGAGAAGGTATAACCTGCTGATGGAGTTAGCAATCCTGGGCTTGGAGCAACGTGTGTTAGTAGTGCGCCCTTGCCATAAGCAAAGCCATACGCTCCTGCTGCACCTTCGTTGTTTGTAGCCTTGACTGCCTTAGCAACAAGTACTCTTGGGATATCAAACATAGCAGCAATCATGTCTGCTGTAATTGTTTGAGAACTTGTGTACTTGATACGGTCGACTAGGTCTGGGTGATTCTTCAACTGACGGAAGGTTTCATAACCAAGTACGAGAGTGTTTGCTTCCATACCTGTGTTGCTAAGAATATCTGACTTAGCCTCTTCGATGTCGTTAATTGGGTCTGAAGATGTGTAATCAGACCATTGCTTGGTTTGTCCTGAAGACGGAGCACCTGAGACACCAGTAATGTCTGTTCCCCATACGCCAGTTGTAAAGAAATCGCTTACGAACTGTAGTTCACGGCGAAGTAATAGGCGGTGAGTTACGAACTCAGTTGCCTCTGAAAGTGGATTCAAAGGAGCATCTGCGTTAGCAACTGTTTGGTCGCCCACATCTTTGTGGAAAGCCCATACATCTGCAGCATATGTGCCAGTGGTTAGGTTGTAACCTGAACCTGCTGACTCAGTAGCATCTGCACGGCGTTGAGCCTCATCACGGAACCAGTCGTTCTTTGTATAAACAAAGTACTTATCTGATTTCTTATCTACTGGGACTACTGGGAATACTTTGTCCGCAATAAAGTTTTCTTGTTTTTGTAGGTAAGCAACTGAGATGTTAGTCAAAATCGCATCTACGTGAACGGAGTTTATATTTGGCTGTGGCATTTGTTATTCCCCCTTATGCCGCTCTGCCTGGGTTTGCACAGTTAACAACTGCAGTTACGATGTCGCCATCAGCACCTGACTCTGTTAGTAGTGTTCCCACGACATATTTGGTTGTGTCAGTTCCTGCAACTAAAGCCACGGCCTTACCTGTTGAACCTGTTCCGACTAGTGCGCCTTCGCCGATAGCGGCTCCAGCAACAATCTTTGTTCCACCGACAACAAGAACTTCTGCTTCTTGTCCTGCGGTTGGAGCATTTTGTAGTACGCCAATTGGAATATCAGTTGCGGCTGCTGCTGCGGCTGCTTCTCCTGATGAATTCAACTTGACGAAAGTGTATTGCTTACTTGAAAGGTCTGCTGCTGCTACGAGAGTGACCTTTACAGAGTAATTACTAATTTCGTATGCCATGTTTTAGGCACCCTTCTCGCTTAGATATTGTTGATAGAGGTCAGGATTTGACTTAACAGCATTAGCAAATGCTTGCTCGAAAGTCATTCCTGTTTTGGTTTCAGTCAAAGACTTAGCCAATGAAGTTAATTGAGTGTAAGCATCTCCAGTTGTTGGATTTGCGCTCTTACCGATTTCAGCAAAAATGTTTGCTGACTCTGCTTGGGCATTAACTGAGTTAAGTGCTTCCTCAACTGACTTTGCCAACTCTTCGTTTATTTCTGCTAACTGACGAAGTGCTGGACCAACCTTTTCTGCATCAAGGCCTAGGTATTTCCAAGCCTTTGCTTTCTCAATTGCTTCGCTGTTAGCGCGAGCAACTCTTTCTGCCTTTAGAATTTCTTCTGCGGCATTAGCACGAGCGGTTGCCTCTTGTGCTGACTTCTCCAAATCTTCCAACATCTTGCGAAGTGGCTCTGGAGCCTCTTTTACTAATGAAGCAGTATCTACTACCACTTCTTCGTCCTCTGACTTCTTAAGTTTCTTATTAGCCATTGCTAACTCGTCCTCAAGCATTTTGATTTTATTCATCATTTCGTCATAGGACATTTGTCCTTTAGCCTTATCTACTTCTTCTGTAGATATAACTTCAGGAGTTGTTTCCACGTTATTTTGTTCAGACATGGCTTCCTCCTCAGTCCCTTTGCGGAACTCATTTGAGTTATCGTTTTGATTATTTAGGTCTGAAAGAAGGTCGTCCACGCCAGTTAAATTCTCTGACTTGATGACTAACCAACCTTCATGAAGGTGAGCAGGATGGTCAACGCCACTAGTCTCCTCGATATTGAGGGCAACCATTTTGCGGGCTTTGGTCATTTTGCTCCTTGTCATCATAGATAGTTCTATGTTTCGTAAGGCTATCTATTGATAATTAAATAGTAGCATACGGTTGGCTTTAGTTTAGCGAGTAGTAGCCTTGATTTTAAGCGGGAGAATTATTGTTGAGGCGTGTTGCGAGTATTGAAAGCAAGGGTCTTTTTTACATAGCAATCATTGCAAATAATTTGGGGCCCCCATGGCTGACCGCCGAACTTAGGGTTGAAAATACGCCCGCAAAAAGGACACTCTTTGGCCTTAGCCATTACTCACCTTACTGGACCGCCAACCACCCAAGCGTCGCAGGTTCTTTTACTAGCGCACTTGAAATCGAAAGACTCGCAATAGCCGAGTTGTCCTGCCCTAGCGGTATCCCAAGCGTTCTCCATTGAATCGCCAGCCGCTAAGCCTTCACGGATACAGTTCATCATTTTAGGTGTTTGTATAAAAACTGCGCAATTACCGCATCGAGATTTTTTGGCCTCTTCAATACTTACATCCCATTTTTCGGCCTTCTTCTCCCAAAAATCAGTATTAGGTTCATTTGGATTAAGAGGACCGTAAGCGGCTTTATCAATTGCGTCTTGACGATTTTCTAAATTCTTTTCGATATCTTGCGTAGCGACAGGACAACCTTCTGCTTTATTAACTGCGAACTTAGTTAAGTTAAGCATTATTCCTCTTCTGAATTACGCAATGGAAAGGTGGCTATCCATAGTATCAACGAACCGATAATAGCATAACCCACGACTGTTTTTGCCGAACCATCTAAGACTACCCAAGCCACAAACATACCGAGTAAAGTCCATATCTGATTAGCAATATCAGAGAACCATTTTTTCATTACACCCTCCTTCTATAAGAAACGCTACCTGCTAAAGCGGCAGAAGTAGCAGACTGAACGGCTATACCACCAACGATAACTGCGGCAACGATTGTTTTTTCTGACTCTTCTCTTTCTTCCTCAGACATGTCAGCGCCAATACTTGTAAGTGCTAGAAACGCCTGAGCAGGGTCATCAAAAATAGTTGTAAGTAATTCTACTGGATTATCAAGAACTAAAAGGGCTGCGGCGACCTCAGCAGTAATAACTACCGCATTCCCGTTTTCATCTTGGCGCACTTCGACTGGCGTAGCGGCTGGCAAATCTTCGTAAGTAAGCCCTGCGTCAATGATAGTTTCAGTAGTAATTGGCTCACCTTGAGAGGCTTCAATTAAGGCCTCTGCCACTTCTTGTCTATCCTCTGTGCTCAAAGTTCCGTCAGCAGTAAGTTCAGCAACTAAATTATCCACCTGTTCTTCTGTTATCGGTTCTTGGCTTTCTTCAATCGTGATGGTAGGCTCATCAGCAGTTTCTTCGACAGGAGTATCTAATGGTTCTTCCAACGGACTTTCTTGCACTTCTTCTAGTATCGGCAGTTCTTGTATTTCTTCTAATATCGGCTCGTCGGGCAAAACAGATTCCTCGACAATTGCAGGTTCTTCTATGGGTGGTTCAGGCACTTGTTCTTGTGTCGTGGGCAATGGCACTTGGTTTGTATTTGACTCAATAACTACTGGCGGCTGAATAGGTTGCGGATTTGGAGTAATAGATGCAGGCGTTGATGGACTTGATTCTATTTCTATGGGCTGTGATGGAGCAGGAGTTGTTGCTGTTGTCGTTTCTGATGGCGCTGTCGTAGCCGTACTGCCATCAACTGAGGCTGGATTATTTGTAGCCGTGCTCGTATCATTGTTTTGCGCCGTAGAAGTATCAGGTAAGTTAATTAAGTTACTACTTAAAGTATAAGTTCCGATAGGCCTTTGACCTGCTACTACATAATCATAAGATGTCGCCCTTATTGTGTAAGTGTCGGGCTGTAATACTCCGCTTAGGGCAGAAGCATAGTAATTAGTTTGTGAATTATGATTACTGTCGTCATCTTGGGCGATTACTGTTCCGCTTTCAGACGGAAGGCCTTGATATAAAGTCAGCCAACTATCTACCCAAGCCACTCGCTCTACAGTTTGAGAATCAACTATCTCTGTCCTTGGCCCTGTTGTTGTCGTAATTGTGTAAGCCGTAGTTGTATCTACAACCACTACTGTATCGACATAAGGTATTTCAGGAGTAAGGGTAATAGTTACTTCATCGGCAAATGCAGCGACTGGGGTTACAACTAACCAGCCGACTATAAATGCAATTCCATGAAAATTGTAAAACTTGCGCAATTAAGCACCCCATAAGTTATTCCTAGTAACTTATAGTTATTATCTCAT